CGATGTGCCAGTGCTGGTGCAGCGGCAGATTGATCGTGATGGCACGGTGTTCACAGCAGACATATGGGTGCGTGAACGCAGGTACGTGCAGCGCGTGGGCACCAACTATATCTACTACAAAGAGTTTGGCAGCGAACGTCGCCTCAGTCGTGAAGACGGGGCGTGGCTGGATGGCAGTACCGGACAGACCGGGTTTCCCCAGTCCAATCCCGGTGCTCCCTATGGCCAAGCCAGAGACAGCACGCCCATGTTGTCCCTGAAGGCTGACATGTCGCGGCAACAGCAACTTGACAATGGGGTGGCACCCGGCCCTGCGTCATCTCAGCGTCCTGACTACCTGACCAATCCCGATGGGTCGCAGAAAACTAATCTGGCCAGTGAAGTGATCCACTTCATCTGTGACAAGGATGCCATGACTCCGTATGGCATTCCGCGTTGGATCAACAATCTCCCCGCTGTGCTGGGTTCACGCAAGGCTGAGGAGTTCAACCTTGACTTCTTCGATGCTGGTGGTCTTCCCCCGGCCATCATCTTCATTCAGGGGGGTGCACTGGCAGAGTCGGTGAAGACTCAATTGCTGGCTTACCTTGGGGGAAACCTGAAGGACAAGCATCGGGCAGCGGTGGTAGAAGCCCAGTCCACTTCAGGTTCCATTGACAGTGCGGGGCAAGTGAAGGTGACGGTGGAACGCTTTGGCGACAATCGCGCCAACGGCACTGATTCCATGTTCCAGCAATACGATGTCAAGTGCGAAGAGCACGTGCGGGGGGCTTTCCGTTTGCCTGCCATCTTCTTGGGCAAGGCCAGCGACTACAACTTTGCCACAGCATTGACCGCAGTCATGGTCACTGAGGCCCAAGTTTTTGCACCGGAGCGAAAGGAGTTTGATGAAAAAATCAACCATACCATCGTTCGTGCCCTCGGGGCCAAGAGGTACCACTTCAAGTCGTTGCCAATCACCCTGAAGAATGTGGACATTCAACTGAAGTCCCTTGCCCTCATCATGGACAAGGTTTCCGGTGAAGATTTGGTGGACACGATCAACCAGATCACTGGCTTGAGTTTGAAGTTCGATGAGGCAACGTCCCAAGCAGCCAAACAACAGCAAGTCATGGCGGCACAAGCCAAGGGTGCCGTAGCGAATGGAGGTGATCCGTTCAATTCGATGCAGCCGCAAGGAGCCAAGAAGAATCCGTTTGCTTCCGGCCTTGGCAGTGCCTCTTCAGGGGGCATGGGGAGCAGCGGATTGGCTTCCGCCACCATGAAGAGCGACCTCACGTCCAACGACATTGTGCTGTTGGCAGGCGAGTGGGCCAGTGCCATTGGTCTCACTGAAGGCCCACGCATGGACAAGGAATTGCGAAGGGCCATCGTGCAGAAGGTGGAAGGATTACCCGCAGAGCAACGCAAGTTGTTCAATGCGGTATTGGCCACCAGTACTTTCACTCGATCATCGTTCGATCAAGAAGGGCTGGCGGAATTGGCAGGGTGTTGTGTTGGGTTGATGGACCATTTTCAGTGAGGGCTTAGTGTCAGTTCGCATAGAGGCTTTCTTAGCACTGGAAGCCTCCCTCTCTGCCCGCATCACTACGGCATGGGGCAAGGTGTCGAAAGGCATCTTGCCCTCAGTCTATTTGCGCCTGCAACAGAATGACGTGCTGGGGGCTACCCAGTTGGTGGACAACCTAGACCTGTCCCCAATCATTCGCCAGTGCCGTGACTACGTGCGCTATGTCTCGTATGCCTCCATCCTCTTCGGTGCGTCTAGGCTGACTCCAAAAATAAGTGGGTCGAAGATAAACGAACCCGGCAGGCTGACCCCGTTGATCAATCGCACTACGGCATCGTTCGCAGCGGCAATTGTGAACACGGTAGGCGAGCAGGTGAAGACGAAGCTCTATGGCCTTATTCAAGAGCATGATCTGAATTCCCCCAGTACGAACTTCGCACAGTCTGAAGGCAACGTGATCTTCAAGGCTGAAAATACTACGCTGTTGAGACCCTTCGTGGAGTTCAAGAATCCGGTCAACAACGAAGCCCAGCGCATGATCCAGATGATCAGCGGCCTGCACACATCACGGCTTGCAGCCTTCGGCTTCACAGAAGAAGCCAACTTGCTGGGTGTGACCGAGTACATGATCAATGAGCAGTTGGACAACAAGATTTGCCCCATCTGCGAAGAGATGCACGGCAAGACCTTTCCCGTGGATCAGGCACGTGGGCTGTTGGAACGCACCTTGCTGACGGATGACCCCACAGAGTTGGCTACGTTGCAGCCATGGCCTTCGCAGAACAAGGCCAACGTGGAACGTCTGAAGGGCATGGACACCGAAGAAATCATCATGAATGGGTGGCACGTCCCACCCTACCATCCCTACTGTCGCGGGCAGTTGGTGAAGGTGGGCAGACTGCCACGCATTGAAGATACGGCCAGCTATCAAGCGGCATTCCCCACCAATGCCACAGGGGATTTCTCCCCCAGTCAGATTGATGTGGAGACCTTCCAATCACTGGGCATTGATGTGTCGCAAGAGGAAGTGGACCAGTGGTCCAAGGAAGTAGGCGTAGCACCTGATGAGGTGCTGTCATTGATGACGGGCCTATCGCCACAGGAGATGGCAGATCGAGCCTTCTACCCTGTCAGTGGCAACACGGATTCCAGAGGCTACGGGGTGAGCATGTCACTGGTTGCCAATGGCACGGATGAGGAGCGGTTGCGGGTGTCTTTGGACATGCAAGGCAAGGGTGCCCGTAGCCCATGGCAAGCTTCCCTTGATATGGTGTTTGAAGACGCAGAGAAGATGATGCGAGTGCGCGACCTGAGCAAGATCAATGAACACGATTTGCCCGATGTCCTGTCCTCGTGGGTGGCAGCAGCCGGGGTGATGGGCATTGATCAGTTGGAGATGGCAGCAGCCCTTGACCCCACAGGTGAGTTCTGGTCAAGGTACGGGGGTATGCCCAGCGGCAACGATTGGATCGATGTACGGAGTTCCTTGCGCACGGAAATCGAGAGTGGGGCCATCCTCCTGACCGATGCTGAGAAGAAAAAAGTGTTGGAGTTGTTGAGTAGCGATGACGAGAGTGCCTTCTGGCAGTTGATAGATTTGGGCTTGCCCGAGATTGAGAAGGCCCTGCTGGAATACCAGTTGACCATGTATATCGACCTGTCCGATGCCTTGGTGGCGGAACGGTTCGCCAAGGCCACACGTTGATAGGTGGAGACGAGAACGCTACTATGGCTCCCATGCCTGCCAAGAAGCATGACGACGATCCCGTGCAGATATCTGCAACGATGTGGGACAACCCCTACGTCAAGGGGTTGATCTGGGCCATTGTTGGGGCCACTACGGTGGCTACCTCAGCCGTAGGGGGCTACGCCTTAGCGGTGGATAAGGAATATGCCAAGAAGACAGACCTTGCCGATGTAAAGGCAGAGATGGTGGCTCAGGTTGGGCGGCAGGAAGTAGCCAATTTGAGGTTGGAAAAAAAGGTGGAGTTTCAAGCGGACCAGAACCGCAAGCTCAACCTGCAAGATCAGTTGTTCAAGTTCGACATGACACCTGAGAAGCAAAAGACCCAGACTGAGCGTGCTCTTGCTGCCAAGTACCGGCAGGAGATTGTGGAGATGACGGAGCGGTGGAAAAGCACTGCTACGCCATTAAAGTAGTTCGCGGTACCCAAGTTGAGGAGACGACCATGAAGACCGATTTCGCCAATGTCCTGAAATACAACCCCAACCATGGCAAGGATGGTAAGTTCGCCACCGGTATGCCTGCGGGCACTGAAGGCAAGAACGCACAGCCCCCCGTGCAAGGCCCGCGCAGTGGCGAAAGCCAAGGCACCACGGCCAACCGTGGAGGTGATCCCCGCACGGACCCGGTACCCATGGCCGCAGCCCCGGCAACGTCGGTGGCAGACCAGAATGCGGGTGGTCCTCGTTCGGGTGAGAACAAGGCCCTGCCCAACAATGGCTCTGCCCCGTCAGGATCGGTCTCAGGGCCACGCAGCGGTGAGAACAAGGCCACACCCGCAGTGGCCCAGCAAAACGACACCCTGAAGCCCGCAGCGGGCGTTTCCGGCCAAGATGCCGGGGGCACGCGAGGTGGTGACAACAAGTCCACTGAGAACGCAGGCGTGGGTGCGGTGGGCGACGTGGGCACGGCAGGTGGTCCCCGCAGTGGCGAGAACAAGGCCACCGAGGGCGACAACAACAGCGGCAGCACGGGCCTGACCAGTGGCGAGCATG